GATCGGTGTGCACCTTTACCGTGACGATGTTCGGCTCGAGTCAACTCCAATCTGGGTAAAGCAACCCGACGACAAGATAACCCGTGCCGAATTCATGGCGCGTACTGTCAATTCGATGGCTGTGGCCGGAAACGCTTACTGGCGTGTTTCGCGCAACGGTCGCGGCGAGACGGTCAAGCTTGAAGTGCTGAACCCATTCGACATGATGATAAATTCTACGGATAGCGGTGAACTTACCGGGTACACCTATCGGGGTACTACCGATTACGCAATCAATGAGATTCAGCACCTCAAGATGCTTGCTATGCCCGGCAACCTTTACGGCCTTGGTCCGATTCAGGCTTGCCAGGCGGAATTGCGAAACGCGAAGGACACACGCGACTTTGCGTCAAAGTGGTTCTCGGATTCGGGGATGGCTGCGCAGGTTGTTTCGCCGAAAGTTCCCGTCTCGCCTGACACGTTGATTGACATTGCCGAGTCGTTGCGCAACGCGCAGACTGGTGGCAGTGTGGTTGCACCGACCGAGTTGTCCATTCAGAACTTGTTCCTCAACCCTCGTGACGCGATGTTTGTGGAAGTTCAGCAGTGGAACACCGCCCAGGTTTGCCGCATCCTAGGAATTCCTGCAAACATGATGCTCGCCGAAGCAGGCTCGAGCATGACATACTCCAACGTCGAACAAGAACAGATCGCATTCACCCGGTACTCGCTCTCCGCTTACTACGTCGAAATTGAGCAGGCGATGAGCGCACTGCTCCCACGCGGAACCGACGCACGCATGAACATCGACGCACTTCTGCGCAACGACACACTTACCCGATACCAAGCCCACCAGATCGCAATCGCAGCAGGCTTCAAAACAATTGATGAAGTCCGTGAGGACGAGAAGCTCGCGCCACTGTTAGGAGTTCCCGATGGAACAATTTGAAACCCGTCAGATGGAGTTCCGTCTGACCGACGCCGACAAACGTGAGGTCACCGGTCTTGCCGTCCCTTACGATCTCATGGAGCGCGGCGAAATGTTCGCCCGGGACTCCGTCACACTTGACCCCGAAGCCAAACTGATGTGGCAACACGACAAGAACGAGCCAATCGGCAAAATTGTCGAAGGCCGCCACACCGACGAAGGCTTTGAGATTCGCGCAACTATCTCCGACACCGCACGCGGTCGTGACGCAATTACTCTCCTCGAGGATGGCGTTGTCAACCGATTCTCGGTCGGATTCATTATGCGCGATTCAACCCAAGACGAGAACCGCAACCGCATCGTCACCGATGCCTATGTGCGTGAAGTCTCGCTAGTTTCGTTCCCTCATTACGAGGGTGCGACTGTCACGGAATTGCGTGACGAACCCGAACAGGACATCCCTGTATCGGCTGAACAAAAAGGAGAAATCATGGATGAAATCCGTGACCTGACTCCCGAACTCGCCGAGGTTCGTGAGCGCATTGAAATGGTTGAGCGTGAAATCTCAACTCTCGGCACCGTCGAAGCCCCTTCGGCACCGTCCTACCGCTCGGCTGGACACTTCCTTCAGGCAATCGCCGACAACGAGGAAAACGCGGTCAAGGTTTACGAGCGTGCTTACACCGGCGCTAACACTGGTGACAGCATCACGACCCCCATCGACGTAGACCTTATCCGTCTTGTCGAAGCTGCTAACCCTCTTGGTGCAGTATTCGGTACGGGTGTCACACCCACAACCGGTATGACCATCACGTTTGCACAGGTTGACGCAATCACGGACGGCACGGCCACACAGGCTGCCGAAGGTGACGATCTGGGCTACTACCAGCTCAACCTCGAAACCGCTACCGAGAACATCATCACGGTCGGAAACTACTCCGAACTTTCGCGTCAGGTTATCGACCGCTCTTCGGTTGACTACTTGAACTCGGTTCTCCGTGGTCAGGCAATCGGACTCGGCAAGGCTCTCGCCACCCAGCTCCGCACCAAGTACCAGGCAGTCGTTCTGGCACAGCTCACCGCGACCAACAAGGTCTACCTTAACGCTGCAACCTACGATGGATGGGTTGGCGCACTTGCTGACGCATCGGCAACCTACTTCACTCCTAACGGTGTGCAGATTGATGCTCTCATCGTCGACAAGGAAACTTTCAAGGACTTGCTCGCTCTCGACGGAACCCCGGTCATCTCCTTCTCTGGAGAAGCCCTCGGTGCTGTTGGTTCGGCAAACGTCTCGGGACTCCGTGGATCCATCGCTGGTATCCCCATCGTCGTTGACGCTGGACTCGACTCGGTGAACAAGGACGAGTGCGCATTTGTTTCGTCGCTCGCTCTCCGTCAGTACACCTCGGGAGCACTTCGTCTCTCGCAGGAGAACGCGGTTAACCTGTCTGAAGCGTTTAGTTTGAGCACGTACACGGCCACAGCGGCTGAGTACAGCGCCTTCATTATCCCCATCGACCAGACCCCGTAATAACCTCTAGGAGACTGGCGTGGCCATGACATGGAACAACCTCAAAGCGTATGTGAATTCCGCATCCGCCGATGACACCTTCGTAGAACAATGCTGGGATGAAGCGACAACGCTCGTCAACGCATACATCCGCGACCGTGATGTTCCAAACGACGTCTTTGACCGCGCCAGACTCGAGGTTGGTCAGGAACTGTTCAACCGGCGCTCTGCACCAAACGGCATCGCACAATTTGCGACGTTCGACGGTACACAAACGCAACGTGTCGCCCGTGACCCCATGGTCGGTGCGTACCCACTGCTGAACCCAATCATCAACGGATATTCGTTCGCATGATTTCCGAAGCACGAGCCGCACTCCTCGCTGTACTTGAGACAGCAGGGGTGCGCGCTTATGCGGAGATTCCCGACCGAGCAGTCCCACCGATGGCCGTCATGGTCCCCTCGGGTGACTGGATCGTCAGCGGTGAAGTGTTCGGTGAGTTCGTCGTCTCTTTTGATGTCGAGATTATCGCGGCAACCGGTACGAACATTGTCATCTCTCAAGCCCTTGATGAGACGGTCGAAACCGTTCTTACCGCAATCTACAACGCTCCTGGCATGTACGCCGCCGAAGTAGGTCAGCCGACATCGGTTGAAATACCGACTGGTGTTTATCTGGGTGCGACCATCACGGTCAAACAAAACACACAACTGTAAAGGAAATAAATCATGGTCAATCGTGTAAAAGCGAACCAAATTACAATCACGGTCGACGGTGACGATTACAGCGCCGACCTTTCGAGCATCATGCTTCAGTCCGAGGACGCAGCAACAGACGTAACCACGTTTGCAGACGCAACCGATGGCGGCTCTAGCGACTGGTTCATTGAAATGTCGGGTATCACTTCAACCGACCTTGCTTCGTTCTGGCGTGTCTGCTGGCTCAACCCGGGCGATACATTTCCGTTCGTTCTCACGAGCTCATCCGCTCTGGCATCCACTTTCACCGGTTATGTTCGGATCCCTGCCCAAGGCCGTCTGCCGTTCGGTGGAGACGCATCCGCCGATGGCACGTTCTCGTGGTCTGGCGTTCGCTTCGAGGTCGTAGGCGTACCCGTTCTCGCCACGGTCTAACATGGCCGACAGTGTCTACGGTGTGCGCGTTGCCACCAGCAAAAGTGGTAGCGCGTACATCGCTGGACTCTATGGACCAAACGGTGTGGCACGAAAACTGAAAGACATGGGAATGGAACGTAACGAGTTCCAAAAGTTGGTCAAGCAAGCAGCTCTTATTGTGGCCAAGCGTGCAACACGACTAGCGCCAGTTCAGTCAGGTCGACTCGCAGAATCAATCCGTGGCTATGCCGGTAAGAAGGTCACCCGAAACAACGCACCTGCTCGGTACTTGTTTGGTGGCGTGATTATTGCTGGACCTCGCGAGCGCGGCGAAACCGACTCATACGGTAAAGCAGTATCGTTTGGTCGGTTCTACAAGCGCTCGGACCTTGGCAGCCGTATCGGTGCACGAGTATTCCGTGACAGTCGCGGCGTTCGTCAAGAGAACATTCGCACCAAGGGCAACCCATACATTCGCACCGCACGCGACCAGACACGAAACGACGTAGTCAGAATGTGGAACAAAGAAATAGGCCGTTGGATTCGTAAGAACGGCTTCGACGCAACAGGATTCGGGGGAGCATAATGGCTCGCGGAAATATGATCGTCACCTTGGTGGCGCAAACCAAGAACTTCTCAAACAACCTACAAAAGGCTGGCAAGTCAGCCCTCACATTCGGTTCGGTTCTCAAGACGGGCATGAGCCTGGCGTTCGGCGCAATCACCGCGCTCGCAGGTGCTTTATTTGCGTTCCTGCCGAACTTTATCAAGATGGGCGAGGAAGCCCGAAAGTCAGAACTACGACTCACCAACATCGCAACCCAGATGGGATTGTTCGGCGATAACACAAAGAACGTCACCGAACGACTTTCCGAATATGCAGAAGCCATCTCATTCGCCACCGGTGTCGATGACGAGCTGGTGCGATCCGCCGAAGCCATCCTGCTCACATTCAAAGAATTAGCGAAAACAGCCGACACAACAGGTGGAGCATTCGACCGGGCAACAATCGCTGCAATCGACCTAGCCGCCGCAGGATTCGGTGATGCAGAGAGTAACGCCAAACAACTCGGTAAGGCGCTCCAAGACCCCATCAAAGGCCTTACAGCACTACGCAAGGCTGGTGTCACCTTTACCGATGCCGAGAAAAAGAAAATCAAGGCTCTCGTCGAGTCTGGCAAGTTGCTCAAAGCACAAGAACTCATCCTCGGTGCCATCGAAACGCAGGTCGGTGGAACCGCAGCTGCGACCGCATCCGCAACCGACAAGATGAACGCACGCTTTGAGAACGTAGTCGAAACAATGTCTCTGGCTCTGTTGCCAGCCGTTGATGATATTGCGAACAAAATGGCAGCCTGGCTGGACTCCGTCGAAGGCAAGAAGGCAATCAAAGACCTGACCAAGCAACTCGAGGACTTTGGCAAATGGATTGCATCGCCTGAAGGTGCGCAGGCCGTCAAGGACTTTGCAGCGACAATGGCGTTCTTGGCTACGTCGGCCGTCAACGTCGGAAAAGGCTTGCAGACCGTTTACAGCGCCCTGAAAAAGATTGGTGACTGGTTTAGCACACCTGGCGGTCAAGCGTGGATCAAGAACTTTAGTGGCGGTTCTAGCCCTAACTTTGATGTGCCTATTCCTGTTGGTCCCCCAGCAACACCGGGCGGTGGCACTGGCGCACCTGGCGGTGTAACCCCTGGCCGTATTACGGTGAACTTCAACACACCAATCGACTCCGTATCTGCCGGTCGTGAAGTTGCTCGAGTGCTGTCTGATTACAACCGGGCAAGGGGTCGACAGTGATTGAGGAAGCATCGCTTTACGCCAATTTGCATGTTGAGACTTCACCTATTGCGGTGACGGCCGTCTGGACTGACCACATCTCAAAGGTTCGGGATGTATCGCTGACTCGCGGGGGTATCGAGGACTTGGTTGGTGTCTCAAACACAGAACCCGGTGCAGGAACAATCAGCATGGTCGGTCTGACCGCAACCATTGAGCCTGGCTACTGGGTTAGGGTTCGTTACTCGACAAGTCTTATCTGGGCTGGTTACGTTCAGGATGTCACCGTCAATTACACGTTTATCGAGGGAACAACTTACGAAGTTACAACACTGACCGTATTGGACTGGGCGGCGTGGATTGCGCAAACTTCAACAGAGTTTATGGATCGTGCTTGGTACACCGATATTCGACGCGGAGATATAAACAGCATTGCCGAGGGTAGCCCAATTTTGTTGCGTCCACCGGGCGGAATACCACCTGCACCGTATGTTTTTGACCAATTGACTGGTTTACGAACGCTTGCAGAAGTTCTGGACATTTCAGCAACCACAATCAACGGCTACTGGATGTCACGACTGAAAGAACCGACTGGCTCTGGTTCTGGAATAGACGAGTTGATTGACATTTACACAATTGTTTCATCGGCTGGCTTGGCATTGACAGACGGAACACACACCGGCACACCAACCAACTTGGCTTACTACTCCGAAATTGAAGTAGCAACCCGGACAAGCCAAGTTTCAAACTCTGTTACGGTAAACAACCACTGGACACTAAACGACACCGATACCGTCAATAGTTACTCTGCAAGCGACGCAACCTCAATCGCCGCATACGGATCACGATTCGCAGCCATCGAAACAAACGCAAACGTGTTTCAAAACTTGTCCTTCCAAGCCATCAACATGATTCCAAACCCTCACCTGTCCTATTCGTCTGATTATTTGCTGTCAGGTAATGCAAACCTTGTTCTGAACCGTCAACTGTTGACTGACGTGGCAACCGGCGCTACAAACTTTCTCACCGCTGGAACTACACAACCCGTTACTGATGCAGGGCTTTACGTTGCGGTCGGCCGTTTATCAGCAAACACAGCAACCACAATCTTTATTTATAACGGCCCCGAAAACAACGGAACAGTCCAATCCTTCCTTGTTCGTCCGGGCATACAATACACCGCATCGGTTTATCAGCGTGGCGGTGTTGGGCAATCTTCAATGGCGGCAAGAGCCGACATTCGCTGGTATGACATAAACGGCGCAACAATCTCCACCAGCAGCGGAACCGCAGCCACACTCACCTCCACAGCATGGTCGCGAAGGTCAGTAACTGCAACAGCACCAGCGAACGCCTACAGTGCCGTCATGTTTGCCACGGTTGTATTTAGTGGCACAAACAACACAAGCAACCGTTATTTCTCGACAGCTGCACAATTCCAAGAAGGTGCAACAGCCACAACATGGTTTAGCGGCGACACCACCGACGACAGCTCATATCTTTACTTCTGGAATGGTGATCCAGGGCAGTCATCATCGAACCAAGTCACGAACAACCTGGCCACAATCACCACAGCATTCCTGACAGCCAATAAAGACCCGTTCTACTCACCGTTTACCGTCAGACTCAACTCACAATCAAACCTGACTGCAACAGTCCTGCTGGACCTATACAAGTCAATATTTATTTGGTTTGACAGCCACCGGTGGACAGCGACCATCACCGGCATAAGCCACAACATCACCATCAACCCCGACGGCACAACCCGATGGATGATAGACCTCAACATTCGACCATCCGCATACACCATCTAGGAGCATCATGAAAACAACACTCAAGCGTTTCCTTCGCATCGCCGCATTCTCACTCGGCGCGGCCATCACCGGACTAGGAGCAGGTTCCGTAGTCGGCATGGACATTGTCCAATCCGCACTGTTCGGTGCACTGCTCGGAGTCCTCGGCATCATCGCCGCCATCTCATTCATCTTTGCAGGCAAAGGTGGAGTCAACGATGCAGACTTCGACGCAACCATCAACTCCGCAATCGAAACAGTTCGATCCAAGGAAAAGTAATGACAACGCACGAGATTACCCTCAAAGACGTTTACGACATAGTCCTCGAGCTGAAGCAGACCAACGCACGCGAACGACTCGACGACCACGAAATTCGCATCCGTTCACTCGAACGGCAGCTCGTCTGGTGGTCAGGTGCGGCCGCAGGTATCGGTGCGATCATCGGGACCGTAATCTCGTTCTTTATGAAAGGCTAATCATGGCAATCCATCACATCAACCTTCACCCTCAACTGTCCGAATGGACTACTGGGGGGACTAGTGTCGGTGCCGACGGCACAATCACCGCAACCCTCATGGAAGCCGGTATGCCGAAATGGTATGTCAACAACCAATTCGTGCGCTCACCCAACACCATCACGCAGGATGTTGTGGCCGGTGCACTCGATGTTGCCCACCAGTTCGACCTCGACGCAACCACCGGTCTTGAGTATTGGAAGTTCACCATCACACTCGGCAGCATCTACCGCACGTTCTACTTCACCTGGGATGACGTGGCACACACCGATTTCCAAGACCTTGACTTCATCAACCCCCGAACCTACACAGGAGCATAAACATGTGGCACCGCCCAACAAAAACAAGAAAAGTATCTGACACGTTCAAAGACCATAAAGCGCGTGGATCGGTCAACCCCGGTGTCGACTACGTCGTAGCCATCGGCACACCCGTCATGGCAGTAGCCGACGGCATCGTTGTCAAGACCGTCAACAACACGCTCGGCGCTGGTGGCCGTATGGTGCTTATCAAACACGGCAAGTGCAAAGCCGACTATCTCCACCTGTCCAAGATTCTCATCGTGCCAGGCAGAGAAGTCAAAGCAGGCGATGTTATCGGTCTGTCCGGTGCATCAGGCAAAGGCAAAGAACGTGGCTACGGACCACACCTGCACCTATCGTTCCGTAACGGTGGCAAGTTCCTCATGGCCAAAGGAAACCTTGACTTTGAAGACTTGATGAAGAAGCAGGAAACTGCTGAAGCCGCAGCTGCAGAAGCCACACCCGTCGAAGCCCCGACGAGTGCCGTCTAGTAGAGCACTGCTCCTAGACCGACCGCCACCGATGTCCCCTTCCCGTCGGTGGCGGTCTTCATTTCCCGTTACCAAACCGTTATAAACTTTTGCACAGATGTGCACAATGCCGTGCTACGTTATTCATATCCAGAGGGAAACCTCACCTAGCACAAGGGGAAACACAATGAACGCAACATTCACGATCGCAGAGACCTACTTCTGCGTATTCTGCAACACGACGCAACCTGCACACATCTGCCAGACCTGCAACGACTACAACCTCACCATCGTTGAAGCGCAGGAAAACGGCTACACGGTCTAATGACTCGTTACACACTCAACAACCGGGGCCGGGCGATATTCATTTATCTCCCGGCTTCGGCCTTCATCATCGCCGCCACCACCACAAACATCCTTGACCTAATCGTCACATGGCTATTCGGGTAGAGAACCACCCACCAGTCTGGGTAGTCGAAGCCGAACACGATCTAATCATCCGTGAGATGTTTATGGCATCCGTTCAAGACCAGCTGAACTTTCAGCGCGAACTTGCCTTCAACCTGATAAGATGTCCGTCCTTCATGGCATCATTGTCTTATGGATCTAATTTACGCGAGAAGTATTCACGAAGGTGAACAGCTGCCGAATGGTGACTACATCATTCTGCACGAAACCATGACGGCACACATGACGTGCCTGAACAAAGCCAAATGGGGCTACACCACGGTTGTTGGGGACGAACCGGGCGAGACTTGTGAACTCTGCAACAAATAACCGACTCGTAGCACTGTCCGGCACTGACGCATGGTTCGACGCACGCCGTAACGGCATATCAGCCACAGCCGTCGCACGCGCCGCCACACCAGCAGGATTCGACGCCGAAGTACGCAACATGCTCGACCCTGTCGACATCGGTGACAACGACTACATGCGATTCGGTCGGATGTGGGAGTCATGGATTGTAGAGAACCTGCCAGCCGAATACGGCATCACACACAACAACTGGCTCATCCATGCTGACGGCCACAAATGGCAGATGGCCACACCCGACGGACTCAACGATGACTGGTCACTCATAGCCGAAGTCAAAACGACCGGCAAAGACTGGGGTGCTAACGCCATCCCCATCCAGTACCGTCGACAAGTCCAGTGGCAGATGTACGTCACCGGTGCGAGCGCTTGCGTATTCGCCTGGCTGTTGCGTATCGAAACTGCTGAAGGCTTTGCTCCTGGCTGGTTCGAACCGAAAACTATCATCATCGAACGTGATGACAAGATGATTGCCGACCTGATACAGGTGGCTGAAAGACTCCAGATGGAGATGGTTCACCACGACCGGTGGACACAAGAGAAGGAGATAAAGAATGGCACGCTTCAACCTTGACGATTACGAAACAGTCGAAAGCCGTCTGAAACGTCTGTGGAAGGACCATAGCAACGCTGCGGTCATTGTCGACAACATAACGACCGAGGGCGATCGCAGCCGTGGCGAATGGGTCTGCACCGCATCAGTGTTCTTTGACAAAGAGGACTTGCGACCTGCTGGAAGCGACACTGCGTTTGAGCGTGACGGTGGCACCGGACCAAACCAGACATCGGCGCTCGAGAATTGCGCCACCTCGGCTGTCGGCCGCGCATTAGCCAACTGTGGCTACTCAGGCAACAAACGCGCCAGCCGTGAGGAAATGGAAAAGGTCAACCGGGGCGGAAACGTCACACCTTTCTCCCGAGGACTCGGCACACCAATCGACCCAGCCACCGCCACCACACTCGACGAACTCAACACACTCTGGTCAAAAGCCGTCGACGAAGGTCGCACCGACGAGCTGCAGGCCGCGTTTACCAAACGCAAGACCGAACTCGCATGATCCACGGCATCTGGATTCACGGCAAACCCGTCCCGAAAGGTCGACCACGATTTGCACGCAACGGTGGAGTCTACACACCAAAGACCACCGCCGACTACGAAAAGCGCATCGCCGAAGCATGGCGTGAGAAGTACGGGGACAAACAGGTCGAACCACGCAACCTTGTCATCCATGTCGACGTGTACACGAAACGCTATTCCACCAGCGACGTTGACAATTTCCTCAAAGTAGCGATGGATGGTCTGCAAGGTGTGGCCTTTGAGAACGACAGCTGCATCAAGGTAGCCAAGGTGGTCAAGGTTCAGGTCGACCCGCCGGGGACCGACGAAGGCATGCGCATTGCATTATTCGAGTTTGGTGATAACATCATCAACGGCTAGCACCGCAGGAAAATCTTGTCCCCTCGGTGAGTGCTAGCACCGGGGGGACACTTCATTAGGGAGAAAAAATGACCGACCCATACGCCGAATTCCACGTCGCACATCCTTTATACCTAAAAGGCGCTTATCGTGAAAAGCAAAGAGTTCTCGACATAATGCACCACGAACTTCGAGGAATAAAGCGCGTAATTGTTGCAACTCGAATATCTGAAAATGCTGATGAAAAAATGAAAGCATTCACAGCACGAGCTGCTTATGTTCAGAGGCTTATTGACATGATAAACGCCAACTGATATGTCATTCAAAATCACACGCGCCGCGATCCACAACAAGAACGTTTACGGCCTGCACAAGCTGGTCCTCATTATCCTTGCCGACCACGAAGGCAACGAATACGGATCATGGCCATCAATGGCACGCATCGCCGACATGGCAGGCATATCCGTCCGGCACGCTCAACGAGTGCTGCGCGACCTCGAGGAAGGCAACGAAATTGTCACCAAAAGGCAAGACGGACATCGCGGGACGAACCGATATTACGTCGTAAATGCGTCATTCAATAGGGGTGACGTGTATGTCAGGGGGGGTGACACCAGTGTCAGGGGGGGTGACACCCAGGTCACCCAAGGGGTGACACCCAGGTCACCCGAACATATAAAGAAAGCCGCGACCGCCGGGGCGGAGCCCGACGGCGGATCGCGGGCAATTATAGAAACATCTATCGACTCGACCCAGGGCTTCGCCCGGTCGGCCGATAATTCCGAAACAGAAAACAACGACACGCCAATATATGTTCCGCCGAAGTGCTTGCATAATCCGTCAAAGTCTGCACTAAAGTGTGAGCAGTGCTCGAAACAATACCGAGAAGGGAAACTCGAATGATAGAGACAAACGTCAAGACCCGGGGTGGCATGTACCACGTCATCTCGCAGCTGCAACTCAAAGGCATCATCGGACAAGACTTTGCAGACAACCTGAAGCGCGATTACAACTACGGTCGCATCACAGGATTTGGACACATGGCCGAATACCTCGCAGCCATCGGCACTATCGTGCACAAAGGAAACAACTACCACCAGATCATCAACTACGGAAAACGATTCGGAGAGAACTAATGAACCGTCAAGAACGCAGATTTATGAAGTACAAACAAAAGCAAATCGGAGACCTGCTGCGCCAATCGGGCGAAAACAAGTCCCGGGGAATACCAGACACAACACGTTCACCATCCCGAACGGCTGCATCCCAAGGAAGGAAAAAAGCAAAATGATGACCGATAACGAAAGACGAACCGCAATTCTTTATGGCGGGATGAGAGCATTGGCCGAAGCTCAACGCATACTCATTGACGAAATTCGCTCAAGAGAAGTAGATATAAACCACAAGCATAACCTTGGCGAAATACTTGACGGAGTTCCAAAAGAATTCCAGCGCGCCCACATCACGGCCATGAAACACAGCCTTGAACTTATCAAATCAATCGAACTACAAAAGTAAGGAACAAAATGTCACTTATCTCACCAGAAGACCTCATCAAGAAAGCCACAGTCCTCGGCATCGTCGAAGGCCGCATCGGACGACTCATCGAGTCCAAAGACGGCAAACGATGGGGCTTCGAACTTGTCGAACTAATCAAAGCCCAATCAGGCGCATCATGGGATCGCATCTGGACAGTCTGGACAGACAACACCAACATCAAACTTGACGACCACGTCATCGTCACCGGGGACTGCTACTGGAAGTACGAGGAGTACCAGCTGCGCAACGAAGCAGGCGAACTGTACGGTGACCTGCGAGCCAAAGTGCAAGGCCACATCCACAAGCCCCACATCAAGCCAGCATTCAAGCAACCCGAAACCGAAAGCCTGCCATTCTGATGGACACCTCAGCCGAAGCATTCATCGACCAACAACTCGCATTCAACAACGACATCGTCCGCTCATCAACCGGCATGGTCAAAGGACTCACCCTACAAGCCGACATGAACAAAGCCATCGTCGCACAACTGCAAGACCAAGAGTCCAGACTCAAAACACACCGCCAACTCATCACCGTACTCACAGCCGTCTGCATAGCAAACTCCGTCGGCGTAATCCTGTGGATGCTCGCATGAACCTCGAAGAAATGCTCAAAGCCCCGCCCAGGCGAACAAACGCCTGCAAATGGTCACAATGGTGGGTATCCATCAACGAGTCAGAACGCCAAGCCATCACCGCAGCGTTCACCGATCTAACCACCGAGACCAGCCACATCTGCCGGGTACTG